TTAATTAAAGTCTTTTCTAATAAACACCTCAACTCTGCTAGCATTAATAACTTCATTAGATAGTCCCGACCGTCTTAGACAACCATAAAATTCATCTTTTCCTTTTGTATTAGCTAAAAACATTGAATTATTAATGGCATTTATACACGATTGGTCCATTACTTTGCATGAAGTAACCGCTGAATTTATAATTCCGCTTACAGCATAAATCGTATCATCGATACACCGCATAAAAATAGCCATATCATTTTCAGCTACATCAGGATAACTAAAACCAACGACTATACTATATTCTACATACCTGGTACTAATACAGGGGTACTCAATTTCTACACATTCCTCAAAATAACAGGATTTTGTTTTGCATTTAGCTATATACGTCTCTACGGTTACATATACGTGTATCTTTGTTTCAAAGTATGCCATGTTACTCCTTTATACAACATTTTAATATAACATATACAGTTACATCGGAAACGTGAACTTTCTTCGAGAAAACACCCATCGACATAAAAATCGACAGGCATTTTCAAAAAGGAGAAGATCCGGAATTCACGGGAATTTCCAAGCTTATACAATTTTGGATATTACAAGTATGAACCCTCTATGTGGAAATTACAAGGACACCATTTTGACACTGTTTGTCAAGTCCCCTAATCCAGCTTTTCAGGAGTTTCCCTCCTGGACACTCCGGCAAATCCGGTTATAATTCTCCATCAGCTTCTTGTCGTTCTGGAATACCTTTACCCGCCTGTTCTTTCTTTGAGACTTTTCAAGCTCTCTTACAGCCTCCAGGACCGCTGTTCTCTCCAGTAACTCCGCAGCTTCTTTTTCCAATACATTCACCTCCCTGCTGCCAATATCCGCGTCCTAACCTCGTCACACCCCTTAACACCTTATTTCCTAAGGGTTTTATGGTTATATCTTTACGAAAACGGTTTCGTCAGCTATAATTGTATTATCAACTCTTTCAAAGGGCACCGGTTTCCCCAAAACACTTCGGTGCTCTTTTTTTTTTTATTTTTAATTTTAATTTTTATTTGAATGTCAAAATACTTTCTTTTTCATAGATATTGGTGTATAATACTGTTTGTTTCATTGAAAGCCCAAGTACTCTATTTCCCCTGCTTGGGCTTTTATTGTGAATGTAATTATCAGTTACTTTCCCATGTCTCAAACTCGCATCTGCACACTGGGCATACCCAAACCGCCGTAGCGCTCCAATCATAGAATCCTCCTTGCTGATCAACTAGCACGGCATTCTCAAACAGCTCATCACTTGTAGAATCCCATTAAAAAGAATCCACCTATTTCTGTCACCGATAAACGGAATCTTCTCCCGCCCCCTTCCTCACTCTAAGATACGCCGCCGTACAGGCCGGAGAGGTCCACAGGCTCGGGTCAGGGCATAAGCTCATATATGCATAAGGCGGGTTTGTTGCTGAGAAGGTCTTAGGCCTTGTCTCCTTTATGGACTTAGCGGCCTCCGCCATGGTAATTCTATGTATCTGCGCCTGCTCCTCCCGGCGCTCTTTTGATGTTTTTCTCAATCTATCCCCTTCTCTTTTAGATTTTAAATTTAGACATATCTTTGAATGCTTTTCATATAGTTTACAAACTAATATTTTTTTAGAGGAAAAATGTTTAACTATAATAGTGCTTCTCCCAGTAACCTGGATAACACCTGCTTTAGGTCTCAGCCTTTAGCTCCAACCGATTACGGCCCAAATCCGTTTACTATTGACATTAGTAAAGCTGTTATAAATAATAATGCTTTCCGCACCGCCTTATGGACAGGTGCTCATTTACAGCTTACTCTAATGAGCATACAGGTTGGCGACGAAATAGGATTAGAGATGCATCCTGATGATGATCAATTTTTGTATATTGAATCTGGTCACGGTGTAGTTCTAATGGGCACTCAAGAGGATTATTTATATTTTCAACAACCCATTTTCACTAACAGTGCTGTTTTTATTCCTGCTGGAATCTGGCACAATGTAATAAACACCGGCGAGATTCCTTTAAAATTATTCTCCATTTATGCGCCGCCCCATCACCCTTGGGGTACTATTCACCAAACTAAAGCTGTTGCAGAAGCAGATGCAAATCATTATTAATTATTGCCCGTCAGTTCTCTTAAAGAATTGGCGGGTTTTTGCTTATCTCTCAGTTGCTTTAAATAACAGTTTTGTGGACGGTATGGCTCCGGAATCGGTATTATGCAATAACGTGCTCTCCATAATCCCATTCCCCATCTGTTATCTCACACCGCCCTGTAAAGGTTTCTTTGAGCGTTCTCTTTGCTTCTTCAAGAACTGATTTTACAGGAGCAGATATGTCTGATGTAACTTCCACAAACTCCCCATCTATTACGGTTTCAGGGGATTCCAGTTCGGCTTCAGACTGCATTTTGTCCCACTCTCAACCACATCCAATTTCTTAGAGAATCGATTGAATTAAGAAAATCTTAATATAAAGTCGGTGGATTTAAGGGATTTATGCGGGATTTGTCACTAATTTGTCACTGGTTTATTCATTTTTAGGTTGCTTTCTTTTCACTTAATAGGCGGGCCCGAAAGGATACCCGCCTTTGATTTATTTGTGTGGAGCATAGCAGAAGAATATGGTATTATTAAAAGAAAAAAGGGGGAGGGATTGTTATGGAAGTTCAATCAATTTGGGTAAGTTCAGTTAATCATCTTACAACATTTCATTCAATTACTACCGGTACGCCATTCTGGAGAAAGCTTATCAGTCGGTATGTTATGCCTGAAAACTTTCCTATGAATAATATGTATAACTTTTTTCGCATGCCGATCGTACTTATTTCTGAAGGGCACATCACTCTTGATGAAAAAGCATTAAAATATACTGCACATCATGAAAAATCGAAGGCAACGAAGGATTGTAGAAACTTAAATAGTGATTTGTCTTTTGAAATTGATTATTCAGACATTCAGTCTATTGATCTGTACAAACATAATTATGCCAGTATAAACCATTATAATATCACGTGGATAAGAATTGTCCCTAAAACAAATGTTTTGGATCAGGACATACTAATTTGCGTTGGGGGAAGTGGCCCTGCTATGAGCGGAATTATTAATAATACACATAATTTGTATGAGGCAATATTACATGAGGTAGGGGTATAAACTCCCTACCTCTTTATTTCCTATTACTCTGCCAGGCCCGGCCACCGCAGCGCCCCATCCTGATCCGGGGTAAGCGTCACCGGCTGCGTGGACATCTTTCCGTCCTGGTCCAGATAGTACCACTTTCCATCAACCGCCTGCAGGCCCTTGACCATGGCTCCGTCAGTTCCCAGATAATACCAATCACCCTTGTACTCATACCATTTATCAGTTACCATTAACCCAGCGCCATCGAACCAGTACCATTTGTCCTGATCCTGGAGCCAGTCGTTTCTGACAGTCTGACCGGTATCGCCATTATAAAAGCGCCAGCCACCGTCTTCCTGGTACCAGCCGGAATTCTTTGCCTGGACAAGGCTCCAGTCTGGCCGACCGTACCCCATAATCCTGCTCTCCGATAAACTGTAAGACTTCTGGCAGACGCCGCCCCCATTCTCGACCACGCCACTGGCCCCGGAAGTGTTTCCCTCAATGGTCTTAACCCTGGTGCTTGTAACCTCTATGACAATACCGGTATGATATGCCCTGGTACCGTTGGTAAAAAAGATAATGTCCCCGGGCTCCGGCTTTGTATGCCACTGTCCGACTACCTTGAACTGATTTACTCCCGTAGGACAATAATGGTACAACGACCCTCCCAGGAGCTTCCTGGCCGCTTCCAGACCAAACATCTGTACAAATACTTCTGATACGAACATAGCACACCAAGCCTGCGCCTGGAGGCTGTATCCGGTATGTATTTTATAATCCCTGGCAAAGCAGGTATAGTTGTTACTGCCAGCATTGGCGGTGAAATCGTCCAGGTCCTTATTACTCTTCTTTTCCAGATAACCAATCCAGGATGCAGCCTTATCTATTAGGTTCTTTACTACATTCATGATATTTCCTCCAATCAAAAAAGGCCCAGGATGTCCCAGGCCTAAAAAGTTGTAATGTCACAACTTGTTGCGACCGTCGCAACAGATTATCCGGTTACTTCTGCTTTCTTTTTAAGTATGTCGATAGCTCTCACCAAAATATCAGGAAGCGGTACTCCCATAAGTCCTGCATTTTCCACGATGGATATAAGCTCATTTGCCATGAAACCAATGATCACCGCATCTCTTATGTAACTCGTCCCGATGGACAGATCCAACCGGTGAGCCACCAGGACAAACAGGAGGGTCATGCACTTACGACAGAGCCCCTTAAAGCCGGCTTTTGATTCCAGGGCACCAGTTTCAGTCTTGGTACTTCTTTTGAAGATTCCGGCCACGGCCAATCCGGAAAGAAAATCAATACACATAAAAAGAACCAGGGTACCCAATCCGGTATCCCAGCCCCCAAATAATGACGCTATAAAGCTTCCCACGACTCCTGCGGCCGTACATAATATACTTTTCACTTTCATTTTCCTCACTCTTTCTTATAATAATGTGTAATGCGGTCGATCCTCACTGAACAGCCAGTGCCTCAACCAATCATCAAGTATAATCCCGGCCCCACTGATCCAAAACCATATCAGGCTAAACTTGGGACAGATCTGACCCAGGATGTTTCCAGGCATGTGGCTGTAATCCCAGACTCCCCAGCCCAGCCAGACATTTACCACGCAGCCGGTTAACAGCTCAAAGTATGTAATCAGAAACGTTCCGATAAGCATCTGTTTTATCAAGGACATCTGCCAGGGTATCCATTCATTGATCAGCCCCAGGGCTACAAAACAGATCCCGCCCAATATAAACATGGTCCAGTGGGATCGGCCACGGAAAAGCAGCTCCATGCCTATGTAAATAAATCCTCCCACCAGCCACAAGAACAAATATTTAAGTATCTGCTTCATCATTCTCCCCTCCGGCCATGGCGGCGATCTGCGCCAGATAGGCCTTTAAAACATCGGACTGATACTCCACCGGAATGTCGGCACCATAATAGATCCCCTGCAGCTCCTCCGCTGTCTCCACACTATCAATCCATGATCTTAAGCTATTCGCATAAGTGGTATGATATGAGGCATGGAACATGGCCTTTTCAATCAGTAAAGCTATGTCAGAAGCTGGATAGAAACGGCAGGATTGTCCATCTGCATGATAGATAATTTCTTGCGCTCCTGAGGCAATCTGCGCCTGTAGCCCGAAGAGGTTCAGCTGGTCGGTCTGGGACAGGCTGAAATGCTCATGGCCAGTAAACAATTCCACGGTGATTCCGTTGCAAATAATCTGGCCGCAGGCAGCGTTTACCTCTGCACGCTTTGCTTCTTTTAATTCCTCCAGGGTAGGCTGCCCGGAGGTTTGCACCTCCACCCCTACTCCGGTAATTTTTGACAGATGTGAGATATTACCGTTCAAGCCCGTCATTTGTGCTCTCTGAGCCATTATTTCATCCTGTATGGTTGGTGTCCGGTATTCAACAATAACAACTGCGTCCATTACCTCACTGCATGTTGTAGCATCAATTCTGACTGGAAATTCTAAGTCAGGTCTCATCTTACCCGTATACACCAGACCGCTTGATCTCCATTCTTCCACACCGTCTGCCGAATACTTGATAATTGTGGGATTCCCAGAAAGATTTCTATGTATATCTTCAATGCTATTTTCTCCAATGATTATTGCCACCGTGGCGGTATAACCACTTAAATTATTTAAGCTGCAACTACCATTTGCAATGTCGTAGGTTGTTTCACCTACTTTTATTTTCTCATTTTTCATTTTTATCCTCCTTAAGAATTAAATAGCTGTCAAGTAGGTACAGTTAAATGCCAAGGCTGTTGACGCCACTACATTACTATTGGGCTTAAAAACAATCTGACCAGTGGTACGAATATAGCAGTTCCCGGCATTTGACTGATTACTCACGGCACATGCGGTATCTATAAACGGTGCTGGAAACCCATTTATTGTATATTCGTTACCACCAGTTAATGTGGTTGATGTTATTATCCTTATCTGTATTGTTATCATTGCCATATTTGAATTTCCATGACGATTATACCCTGCCTGTATTGTTCCCCACGTACACGATAATCCAGTGTTTATGATATGAGTTATTTGTGTGCCGTTCTCATTGATAATCATGCCAGAACTAGCTTGAATATGTCCATTTGTACTACTTGGAACTGTGCCAACTATATGCAGTGTAGCCACACCTCGTACCTCAGATGTATATACATTATTTATGCCGGTGGAATTATTGATATATCCAGAAGCATCTGTAAATGTGGTTGCGATGCGCCTATTCGATATCATACAACCGTATATTTGCATCATTGGAGTTGCTCCACACTCAACTCCAATTTGATTTGTGGCAGTGCCTGCTATTCTAACATAACTTAGGACCACACGAAATGCGATAGATATATTGATAGCCGATTTTGAAGTTGTTGTAATATTTACACCGGACATCTGGATAGAGGCAAGGCATTTGGAGATAATTATGTTTGTGATATTGACGTTGGTGGATATTATACTAGCGTCATTGCTACGCAATTCTATGCGTCCGTTAGTATATCCTTGTATTCTAACTTCCTCCTCATAAGTCCCGTTCGCAATTATGATATTAACATTGCATCCTCCTAAATCTTTCGGGACTGAATCTAATGTACGTTGTATAGTTTTAAATGGATTTAAAAATGTACCATCACCGGTCACATCTGATCCGGTTGTTGCCACATAGTAGGTCATATCCGCTTCAAGAGGTTTAATATTCCTTAGAAATGCAAGTATTTTCCCCATGAACCGCTTAATAGTCTCACCTGCAGCCGGGATAGGAAATTTATTCTCATTGGGCTCCAGCGTCTCTACTACTGTTTCTGAGATATCTCCCAGTTTGTCGAGCTTGGCTCCATCCAAATCCTGTATGTCTTGTGCCGTGGCGGTCCCCGCAGGGTTAATCGTCAAAGACAATGAGCTTGCTTGCAAAAACGTGGCCTGGATCGTATAGATAAATGAGGACGGGGCCACACCGTTATATGCCGGCATTTCGTCCGGAGCCGTAGCCTGCGACACGGAAAACAAGACCTCTTCATTGCCGTCTGTGGCATACAAACCAATATTCTGAATCAAGTAAGATTCTGATATGCTCTCATTTCCGAACATGTTCCTGACACTTATCAGCGTGTCGTTTACCACCTGAACATTTGATGGGATAACTGTCTGCTGGATCCCCTCTAATGATGTGTAGCCCTTGAAATCCGTATCAGACGGATATATATGACTTGATGTAACTGCACGTGAAAATTGCATGGTTACCTCACCTGCAATCGACCGGGCCATCATTGCACGTCCAGCATTTGTGATCACTACTTTTTTATATACTCCCACAATAACCTCCTTATATAATTTGTGTATAGGTTCTTGACACCGCTGTTGCTGCATAGATGTCACTTGAAATATAATTAGTAACCTGCTGATTGGCTATTATCTGCATGTGTGCAGGAATGATATCCCATAAAAGATCATACAGGAGATTAACGGCTCCATACCGATCAGAGGTGACTTTAATGGTCAGGACGCAGGTTTTACTGTTTACTGTCAGAACATAACCACCAGCTCCGTAAAGCTCAGTCAAGCGGCTTCTCAAAAATCCAATGGAAAAAGGAACGACGGTATTATATCTCTGCAGGATGCGGCTCTTCCGATATTCCAACGTCTCACCATATTGATATGTAATCCCGAAGCGCTTTTCATAAAGGAGAATAGTATTTTCATCTGCTGTTTGAATAAAGCAGTTATTCCTCACCGCCTGAATGCTATTTTCAACCTCTTCCAGCTCCAACTCCTCCGCCTCCAGGAGCCTGTTAAATTCCAGAATGTCCTTAAACCATTCCGGGAGAAGCATTTTTAAGTCAACCGCCATTAATCGTCACCGTCCCCAACACTGGCACCTGTTGAACTGCCGAAGTCTCCACACACACCACATCCGATGCAGATCCGTTTATGGTTACATCAGTCACATTGACAATCTCCGGGATTGTAAGAATCGCATAGATAATCCTGGAGACATATACCGTCACGGCATATTCTATTTTTTGACCTTTCAGCATAGCTCCCCAAGACTGCCGGACTGATTCCAGATATTCCTCTATCTTTTCCTCAATCTGACTCCTGTAGGTTACTTCTCCGTTCTGCACGCTTGACAAAAACTGGACGGTCAGGGAGATATCAAGCACCAGTTCGGTACCCGTTCTAATGGTCACCGCAGCTCCGATCGGCGCCAGACCATACCCATTGGGGGAAGGCGCTGCATCTCCATCTTCCGGAGGACAAATCGTATTTTGTACCTGACTAATAAGCGTGCTGCCAGCGGGTACATAATTTCCGTCAAGAATACTGCACAATACTGTCCCTCCTCCCTGCCATGCCGGATATACCTGCACGGCCCCCACTCCCTCGATTGCAAGAATGGTATTACGATAGGATGCGATATTTCCGCCAAAAGAAGCGACATCGAATGTCGCAAAGTATCGTTCTCGCAGGGAAGCGTCCGTTTCTTCTTCTGTCCCCCCGGAAAGGAGATCTGTAAGCTGCGCCGAAGAAAGCCCGGTCACATAATCAACAGCGATCAGCTGGCCTGAATAATTATTTCCAACCTCACCTACCGTTTCACACTCCATTTTGTAAGCATACTCCCCGGATATCTGCTCAACAAATTCGATCGCTTTATACGTTAGATATCCACTTCCGGTGAGGGCTGAGAAACGAGAACCAACAGGCACCTGGATATTAAAAATTCCTTTTTTTACGGCTCGGGTGGAGGCTTTCCGGGAAAGGCCTCGCTCGGCCACCAGCATATCCAGCCAGTCCCCTCCAGCAGTTTCTGCATAGGCATTTTTTTGCACAGAATCCAGATCGAGGTACAAGCCCTCCATGTACCAGCTTTCGGGACCCAGGGCAGTCTGGATTATGGATCCCTCCCTTTTATCAATCGTATCCGGTACACGGCTTAGTTGAGCCGCCAGTATATTTGCATAAGTTTTTTTACTAAGATCAATCAAATTTCCACCTCCCCTGGGATCGTACCATACACGGTCTTGATTTCAAAAGTACATTTCAGCGTCCTCAGTTCCGAGGTATCAAACACAAAATTACCTACCGAAAGGAACCGCTTATCAACAGAAAAAGCCTCTTGAATACGTCTTTTCAACATGCTAGAAACGTACTCCGGGGGCTTCCCAATTAATTTTTTTAATTCTCTGCCAAAATTTGAAGTGTATATCTGCTCCTGATATCGCTCCACACTCAGCGCAATCTCCACGGCCTGCCTCATAGCCTCCAGACCGCCATCCACCTTTTTGATGGTACCAGTACTTTTATCCACTAAATATGTTTCTGTGGGATATTCTTTTTCTTCATATTCATAAACCGCTACTCCTGCAGAATCCGGTAATGTTGCCATCTTATCACCTACACTTTCGATATTGCTATATAATCCTGTCCCGCATTAACTTTCAATAGCAAAACCTTATCTCCGACTTTCAGACCAGGGTTTATAACTACAGTTTCTCCTTGCACAGTGACAGCCCGGTATCTCAAATTATCTACCATTGCTGCAACAGGCTCCATTACTTCCAATTGGGTAGCTTGAATCTTAAAGATCAGAGGAGAGGTGGAAACAACGGTAGCGTAGCCAGTATCCAGTAGGTCCATAGCTGACACCGTATCATTTATAATGAGTTTCAGCTGATCAATTAATTCCATACAACATCACTCCCCTTAAGTATTTATAATTTTAGCCTCAACACTCATGGTATGTTCTCCATCGGAAAAGATATGCTTTACCTTATCGAGAAGCAAAAAGAGCCCGGTTGAAAGCTCTGGAACATCTTTAATCTTAAACATTGCCATGGTCCCTGCCTTAAGCCCCGGCACGCCGCCGACACCGTCAACAGAGATTGTTTTAAGCACCCGGTTATAATAAGCCATCATTATATTTCCCTGCTGGCTGATTTGAGCCTCATTCAGGTTTTCATCTACCTTTTCATATTTCTGCAGGAGACCCCACTTTTTAATGGTGGCACTATCATTGAATACATAAGTATCTCCCTGTCCAGTTTCCTTATTGGGCCGGACAAGCTTCACCTGGTTATAAGTATCGGAGTCAATGTCAGACTTATAGGAATACTCCGTCAGCACGCTGCCATTTCCAATTAACACATTGGACATCATGTTCTTTGCCTCCCGGAGGCTGAGTTTTCCAAAATCATCATAAAAAACAAAAGTCCGTCCCGTATTGTACTGAGTTACCTGCAATCCATATTCAACAATATCCAGACACTCTGCGTTTTCTTTAGTCAGCGTGGGAATGGTGTATCCGGTATCCTCCAGGATTCCAACTTGAAGCTGCATATCCGTAGCGATCTGCTGTATTATTTCACCCAGCTTCTTTCCAACAAAGCTATAGCTCGCATTTGCCTTTAAATACCTCAATTGATCGTAAGCAGTAACGGAAACAACACCCCACCGATCCTGCTCAATAACAAAAACAAAGCCCAGAAAGATTTCTTTTCCATCAGCGTAAAATTGAACCTTTGCACCTTCTGTAAGATTGATGGGTTTTTCCTGGAGGTATGAGAATGTCAGCTTTCCTGCGCTGCCGTTCCTGTTTGTTGTATAATCAATCTTCTGGGTAATAGGAGCATAGTCATACATGGTATTGGCTTCGGCGTTGAATACCAAAAGTTTATAACTCATCCTGTCACCTGCAGCTGATCTGCTTTAATCCAGCCACGGCTCCCGCCGATCAGAATCGGATACGGCCTGGAAGCGTCTGGAATAATCCTTGAAACCGTCGTTGATAAGTTGTTTGCCGTACCGGTGGGCTTATCCCCATAACTGCTACTGTAATATGTACCGTTTGCGATCACCGTGGCGCCGACGCGCAGCTCTGGTGCTGCTGATAGGGGCCTCGGCTGTTCTTCGACTTGCACTGTCTGTGCGGGCTGTTCTGGCTGAGGAAGCGCAATCTTGATAGGAGCATAATCCCGATATTCTTTAAATTTGATCTTATAGTACACATCCCCAGCTTCCCCGCCTTTTTCTGTTGTCTCAAAGCTGTCAATCACTGCGCTGATATTGGTGTCGTACATGCGGCTTCCCCTGGCATCGTACCGGCTTATAACCAGATCGCATATTTCCTGATTGTCCATGGCGTCCTTTATGGCTTCCACGTAATCCCCTGGCTCTGTCCAATCATGTCCATAAATAAGGGGATCATCACTGTCTCCGGGAAAGTAAGATTCCCAGGACACCTCCATTAGGGACGGCAGCCTGGGAACAACGATTTCTCCTACATCTAATATGTCATAGATTTTGTGATCAGCAGGATAGGAAACCGTGTACTCTTTTGGATTGACCGGAAATTCAATAGTATCCCCGCCTATGTCCGCAAAAAACTTGTACTTATTCCTCATGGTTCGATCCTCCTATCCTACAACAACATTACTGCCAGACGCGTGCTGCGCCCCTAAAACATTACTTAAAGCCTTAAGCATGGAATCAACATCGGATCCCCCTCCGCCATTAACTGTCTGATTTATAGTGGCATTGGTTTGTGGTACAGTTAGGTTTACCAAGGCAACATACTGGCGCTCCGATAAATCCCGGAGGAGCTTAATATTCTCATCAGCAATATTTACATCCTGATCAATCTTGCCAACACTGCCAACCTTCCCAACCTTCCCTATATCTCCGGCTCCTGCACCAAGAGCGCCCATGCCAAGGCCCTCGCCCAGTTTGCCGGTAATGGATTCAAGGCTGAAATTCATATTGTCCATCTTTTTTCCAAGATCGGCACCAATTTCTCCTCCGGCTTTAGAGGTTGCACCAGTATCCAGCTTGGTCATTCTCTTTATTGTGACAGCCTGTTCTCCGAACTTATCATCAACCCAGTCACTTAAATTATTTCGAAAACCAGATATTGCTCCGGATATATTTGTTCCTGTTAAGGCGTCGATCGCATTGGCTACAGTTTCCACCATGCCCAAGATAGTGTCTAAAAGTCCGGATACTAAATGAGCCACTGCCGATACCGGATCGTTCATAAAGTTTGCAAAAAACTCTCCGAACGTAGCAAACAGATTCCATAAATCAGCTGCCAAATTATAACCTACTGCATAAACGAACCCAAAAACCGTTCCGGCAATCTGCCCTACCTGCTCAAATGTAACACCTGCTTGAGAGAGCCCCAATACCAACGCTCCAACCAGGGCTGCAATTAAGATAAACGGCCATGCTGCCGCTATCCATCCAGCTGCAACCGATAAGCCAGAAGCCAATCCCAAAGCTCCTGCAACAGCAAGAGCGACTCCCACACCTATCAGAAGTGGATAAATATAATCCCAGTTTTCAATGATGAAGCCAGCTCCCGAGGCCAGCATATCAATGGCTCCTCCTGCAACATCAGCAAGAATATCAATGGCCCCAATGACCCCTTCCAATGCCTTTTGGCCCGTGTCGCTGCTTAAGAATTCGTTCATTTTAACCAAGGCCTCATCCATGGAATGTACGGCGGCGTTTTTCATTAAGTTCCATGCCTGTCCCCAAGTCATTGGCATATCATCAAACTGTTCATTGATTTTGTCAGTAGCGGCCAGCATTGCATTTTTTACAATCTCGGCTGTAATTTCGCCGTCTGACGCCATCTCGCGAATTTTTCCAATAGGAACATTAAGATAATCCGCTATAGTCTGGATTACGTTTGGTGCAGCTTCGAACACTGCATTTAATTCCTCTCCCCTTAAAACCCCAGATCCTAGTGCTTGGGTAAGCTGCAGAGATGCGGAGGAAATTTCCTGCTGGCTGGCACCTGCAATGATAAACTGTTTGTTTAAATTCTCAACAAAAGCCACCACTTCATCACTTCCCGAAAAGGCATCCCCCGCCCTTTGCCCCAGTTTCGCCACAATATCAGCGGTTTGCAAATAACTGGTCCTGGTTCTTTGTGAAGACTGATATATAAGTTCTTGAATCCGTGCAGTTTCCTGCAGGCTGTTATTCATGTACTCGTTTCCCTGCCCACCCGTATTGGCGGCTGGCTGAAAGCCTTTATTCATGAGGTTTATGCGGGCCGTGGTCTGCGTCATTTTATCTGATAGCCCTAAAAGATCTTTTCCAATTTTAAAGCCAGCCGCCGCAACTACAATACGTTTAACCGTTGACAACAATTTGTCCGCTGAAACATTAGTTTCTTTTACTTTTTTATTATGATTATCCTGCTCTCTGGCTGCCTTAGAGGTATTACTTGCAATCTTGATCAACTGTGCTTCCAGACGATCAAATCCAGAAGCGGAGATCGCATTGGCGGATTCTCCGATCTGCCTCATATTCCCAATTACAGCGCCGGTAGCTCCTCCAATGGACCGGCGCATGGTCATTTCTGTTCTTGTGACGGATTGGTCAATGCGTTGCATCTGGCCGATAGCAGAATTTCCAAGATCAAGGAACTTGGAAAATGGCGCGCTGAACTGGTCGCTTAGTATAAAATTTTCTCTTATCTCTCCCATAGTTCCTCCTTATTTCTTGGACCTGTTATTGATTTCTTTTACGGCCATCTGATACAACAATATTTTTTCATTTTCTGGGAGGTCTGCTATCTCCCCAGGGAAGCGGCCGTGATTGATAAACATGTAATATGCCAGTTGCACGTCCATATCTTCCCCGTTTAGGAGTTTTTTGCTTCTTCCAGCTTCTTCCTGGGGTCTTTCAACCCATTAAGTTCCAGAATAGCCTCTGACAGGCGGCTGTATTCCCCAATGCTCAGCATCTGGGAAGGGACATCTAAAGGGTCCACTGTTCCATAATATTGACAAATCTCCTGGTCACTGAAATCAGGCTCCTGAACACAGGCGTGAACAAGCCTTTTTGTGTAAAGGATGTTATCCAGTTTTTCAACAGGAGTTCCATCAATCACTTCTTTGATTTTACTCATCTGGGAAAGCTTTTCGTTTTCTTTCTGCGAAATTGCCTTAATCACAAAAGGAGCCGGCTGCCCATTTTCATCTTGGAAGCGCTCAGAAATAACTACCTCTTTTGTTTTGCCAGATATTGATGGCTGTAAAAATGCTTTTAATGCGCTCATAAACTCTCCTATTCTCCCAGCTGTGCCGGGGATCCAAATGCGTTTAATACTTCTATATTGGTGAAACTGAATGAAACGTCCATGCTCAGGTAATCCGCACTATCATCCAATATCGCGATGGGAAGTTTGCTAAGCTTGACATTATAAAGGGCTACAGTCTGAGCCCCCACCGTCGTTCCCTTGTCGTCGTTTGTAATCTGAATAGTAAAATAGGGCAGCCTACCTGTTTTTAAATAAGTCTTTAACATATTAAGGAATTCAGGTGTACCATAATAAATTGTAAAGCTGCCAGTTAAGGTTACACCCTTGGTTTTCTTCTGCACCAAGTTAGTACCTACCACTGTAAAATCTGCCTCCTGAAACTCAGCGTCGGCCTGCATCTTCTTTAAGCCGAACATTTCTACATTTCGGCCATCAATCACAGCAAAGGCCCGGCCGGCTTTACCGTTTAAAGCATCCTGTTCTAATAAAAATGACATACTCTACCTCCTTGTTAATCTGTAAGGGTTGCTGTGATGTAAATCTTTTCGACAGCTGCCACCGGCTGGATCGCCAAAGTTATGACCACCGCATTGATCGCTTCTCCAGCTTCCACCACTACATCATCTGCAACAAAGTTCTGAATACCTCCGTTTGCCTGGATCTCATTTACATATCCAACGATCCAAGCCTTAAGCAAATCCCGGCCAGCTGAATTATTTGCTATCTTTCCTATGTAATTCTGGGAAAAGTTCTTGTAAACATCGTTTGCAATGGTATCCAGGGTTCGGATTACCTGGTTCAAGCTGAATGCTTCCCCTTTGTCCGGAGTGTAAGTAGTAAGGGTATTGATATCAGAAACCACCTTTACGCTTCCAAACTCCTCAAAGAACACAATCTGACCTTTACTCAGTGCCTCGTCAATCTCCGATGCGGTCAGGCGGGGAGAAACATTTACAGCGTCTGGATATTGTGCGTATACCAGGGATTCACTGTAATTCGCCCCGGCCTCTGCTCCTCCAACCCACCAGGTAGTCTGCTGCGGAGTGAGAATTGATTCATTTGACAGAACCACCCCATTTCTCACGGAAATAACGGCATCAGAATCGCTCTGGACGCCTGCCATAACAGCCTGGCACTTCTTACCCAGATTATCCCGCATCCTCTTAATGAAAGCCACATAAGCGGCCTGAACGGTGCTGTCCGCCCCGTCATAGATCAGGACGTTAAAGGTGTAAGGCTCCAAAGCTGTAAGAAATGCGGAATACGCTGCACTGCTTACAGTTCCATCAATACCTCCGGTCAAGGAAGTTCCTGCGCTGGCTGCTAAATCTCCGGTTCCTGAAAATACAACCCAGTCATTACCCTGCAAATTTGCAACAGTCTTTCCGGCCTGGGTGTGCTTCACGGCTCCATCAACAACAGTTTGTACTGTGAAACTACCTTCATTGTCCGGATCTGCTATGATTGTAATAGAAACGTCATTTCCCCTCACTCCGTTGTACTTTGCAGTAGCAGTAAGCGGCTCAATAGTAGCGGTTGCCTTAGCGGCCCCGATAGCGCTTGGACGATATAGCATAACCTTTACGGGCCCTTTTGTGTGTCCGCTGCCTTTAAAAATCTCCCTCAAAAACAGGGCTTTGTCATTGGCAGAGTCGTATCCAATATATGGTGTGAAGTCATCACCCACATGAATGGTCATGATCTCACCCTCTGGTCCCCAGGACAACGGCTCACAGATAGCAACCACGCCCCGATCTCCCACGCTGACAGCCTGTGCCATACTTGATTTAACATTGATGTAAACACCGGGCTGCTTTTTATTTTGACTGGTCCATGTTCCTCCGGCCATTTATGATCCCTCCTTCTTATCAAAAAACTGATTTAATATTTTCTTTGCCGCATTAATGGTGTACTCCGGATCAGGAAGTAACACTCTGGCAAAATCCTGCTGATAGTTTGCAAACCCTTTGCTCTTAAGCAGGGATTCTGTCTTATATTTAACTGGTGTCTTTTTATTTGTCATCCTGTTTTATACCTCCTTTATAGGATTCTACTGATTCAATCGAGGGAGTATTGTCCGGGTGAGAAACAATAGCTTTAACTTTGAACTGGTAATGCAGCTCTTCATCATCAATCTTCCATTCTCGTTCATAGGTTCGCAACTCTCCTCCATCATAGGGAATAAACTCCAGAGCAAAGTCCAGCTGATCAGCAACAGACACCAGCTGATCATGCGCATCCGGATCGTTTCTTTCAACCAGATACACCACATCAATTCCGATATTTCGCATATAGCGGCGCCCCATTTGGTTTTCTGTTTCAGTTGGCATGAAGAATATAAAAAAGCAAGGAACATCTGTCCCCTGCTGATTTGGATTGCTATATACTGAAATATCCGGATAATTTTCTTTCAAAACTCCACCGATGGAGTCCAATAACTGCGCAAGCGTAAATGTCATTTAAAATTCTCCTTCACCCGCTTATCAAGTTCCCGTTTTACAATATTTTTATATCGCCCTATGGCGGCCTGCTTCATGTATTTACCTTGTACATAAGGGGTTTTCGTTCCCACCATGATACCACCAAGGCTGGGGTCTACTTTTTCAAGCATACCCCCATTAACTACTAAGCCGGGAACAAAGTGTTCATCCATACGGTGTCCATCATTTACATAAGACGCATATTGCATATTATTAGCAAGAGCAGTCCGGACACTTCCTCCAGTTATAACCGGCTTTGTAATGCTATCCAGCGCCCATGCCTGCGCCATATCCCCTGATCGGGTTCCGGTTCCGGATATAGCGGATCCATTTGGTGGAGTTAATTCCGTTGCCCGTTCTACAGCCGCAATCGTGGCTCCTTCCATGACCTCCGCCATAATCTTCGGTACATTCTGCCCTTGCGTTCGAAGCTGCTCCAGGCGCTTCCTGGTTGCCTGACCAAAGGTTGACATTTAAGTCCCTCCCCTACTTAATTACTTCGTCCATCAATAGGACGGCTGCTTGATGCTCCAATCCGGAAAGCACTCCACCAACCGGATCATAATAAGGCTGCGGATGACCTGCGAAATATCGTTCTGGTTCCCGGTTGCTTCCCAAGAGTCCACCTCTTACAATCATAAGCATATCCCCAGCTTTTAGATCCACTGATACATCACAAGCCACTTTATCCGTGGCAGTAGCCGTAGCCGCAGTGTCCTTCATGGCAGGGCCGTTTCTTTTTGTACTGTAAACCCGGCAGGGAATATCTTTACAAATCTCTTCTCGTTTCTTTTTATCAATGTTCCCGACCTTATAGCTGACATTTCGGGATATGCTCATGGAATCCGTATACCAGTTCTCAAAGATTGGATTGTCAAATAACATACATGCCTCCCATTCCAATCATGCGGGCCATGGTCACAAGCTGCTGGCCGTACTGCGTAGCGTTCCAGGATCCCCACTTGGCGCTGGCTTCTGTGATGGCCTCATTATCATATCTGATTGTTGTATCTCCCATGGTAGCCTCTTTTACAAGCCCAGCCTGTTGACCGGTTGCGGCAGCTCTGGCAGGTGTGGCGGATCCATCAGAGTAAGTTTTTAAGTATAGTGCAGAAAAGTGGGCCACATAAAGCCCGGCTGCATACCTCCATATATCTCCGTACCGGCTGGGTAAAATGCTGGCATTGCTATTATTGATGAATATCTGCAGCATGGGATCAGGAACCAGACTTATAATCCGGTTCTCTTCTCCCTCTCCCTGGCTGACCTGTTTTTTTGTAAACTGCGGGAAATCAGTCAGGAACATTTCCTTTGTGTAAGTCCCCAGTTCTCCCGGCTGCGGCATGTTGGCCGCTGCGGATATTAAACCATGAAACTGCTCATACATGCCGTACCCTCCTTATTCTTCCCGCTTGTCAGCGGCTTCTGCCTTTTCCTCAGCTTCTACATCCGCCAGTTCCAGTGATTTATCCTTTTTTGCTTTAGGAGTGGCAATAGATCCGTCTTTTATCGCTGCAAGTACCAACCAGTGCTTAGCCACCCAAGCCGGGACCTCTCCAATATAATCACGAGGGATAGAAAATTTCTTCTCTCCCTCGCAGATCTCAAAATTCTTTTTACTGTTTATAAACATAGCTGCCCTCCTTAAATTCCGTCAACATAGCGCATGATATTTTCATAAAACATCTGCACTTCGGACAGGTTTGCCAAGTACGCAGTATCATAGCAGACATTCGTTGTATTCGGCTGCGTCATAACCCGATTAAGCGGAGCCAGCTCATCCATTGCAACGAAGCGTTCTTCATTGATATAGACCACCATTCTATCAGTGCTGCCTGCACCAGCGCCCTTGCACCAAGATGCACCGCCGATAAAAAGATCTGTTCCATTCTGTTTGGAAACATTATTCTCCAATAAGAATGTAAGGATCGTCTTTTCTGCCAGATCTGAAACCCTGGTGGTTGCAAGGTAGTTGAACTGCTCATACGGCATCAGGATGTGATTCGGAATAGCACTTCTGTCATATTCCGCCGTTGCCCATACCGCAAGAATGGCGTCATTGATGTCCTGTAAGATATTGTCCGGAGTTTTGCTCTTAAACGTCGTTAAGCTGCCGGTTCCCGTAGAAGCTGCATTTGTGGTGGTTACGTTTGGATTATTAATAAGCCCGGTGGATCCGTACTTTTTGATACCCGCATAAACATTGGCATCCATGTGCTTATCATAGGTCATTCTAATACCATCTCTTAAAATACTTTCATAGCTCCGCCCTGTCATGTTGCCACGCTGCATATCCACGAACATGATCCGCATACCCACGGAAAAAATATGGGTCTTAAAAAGCTCTTTATCAAAGTTGGCCTGAACCATCGGGATGCCATTGGCTCCACCGGCATGGACCGGACCGTCCTCACTGCCCCCAGCTACTCCATACTCTACATTCATAGCTGATATATATTCTGCCCAGCCGCCGCCAACACGGACAGGAATATCACGTCCATATGTAAAGCTGGTAAGGGGCTGGCGAATCAAATTATCTCTTTTTTCCAATTCCGAGTGCAAGAAAGCTCCACCGTTTGCAACTGCAGCCGCATCCATAGCCTGGTATCTCTGGGGAACCGCAGCTCCGGTTGATGGGGCTGTCACCACCCCCGCGTCAAATGTTCCCATGTTCTTATATTTCATATGAATCGTCCTCCTTATGCTCTATTGCAGGATAAAATTCTGATCTCTGCTACACCGTTTGCATCCTTTTCTCCACGCCATTCACAGTTGGTAAGCAGCACGGTCTTTCCAGTATCCTCCGTAGCTTCAAAGCCACCGATCACTCCCGTAGGGAAGCTGGCATTCGCCTCTGTTCGGATATACACTTTCCCTCCCAACTTCGGGCTACCCACTTTACAAAGCACATTAATGCAGCCACGCTTAAAAGCGCTGGTTGCTTCTCCTGGTTCGTACTGTCCAGCTGACTGGGACAAATAAGACGTTGCAGACTTAAACTCCCTGGAAGCCACGCCTACAAAGTCTGCAGCGATATTGCTGGCTCCGAAAGCCACCACATTGCTATTGCTGTCATAGACCAGAGGTGTGCCGAACTTTACTGCGACTGCTCCGCCAAGCGGGTGAGTATCGATAATCATATCCGGCTGCCTGGAATAATCTCCGGCATATCCGTGTGTCATGCTCTTTCCAATAACCTGTCCTCTCATTATTTCTTACCTCCGTTTTTGTGTGGGTTCATAGCATCATAAGCCGACTGATAAGCGTCTAAATCAATGCCTGGCTGTTTATCTGTCAGTCTGGCAGCATTCTTCTGAGTAGTCGCTGCGATCTTTGCAATGTCGCTCACGGTGCCCTCATCTGACAAGCAGGCGATAAGAGAGTCCGTAACAGCCTTTTTGTCAGCTGAGTCTTTAATACCGGCAATTACTGGGCGAAGCTGTTTGATAACCTCTGCCATGACAGCCTTATCTGCTGTACCGGTAGCCTTGTCAAGCTCCTCTGCGGGAATCACTTTCGCCTCCGCACCGGAAGCCGGTTCTTCTGTTTGTCCCGTAAGTGATTTAATCAGGCCGTCCAGAGGATCCTGATCGACTTCCGGTGCATTTTTAGCAGACAATAGCTCTATGAGCTTATCCAATTTTGCATCCAGGCTGGAAAAGTCTTTTACTTCCTCCTTTGTAGGAGGCGTTACTGGCTCCGTCTTTTTCGGTTCCTCCTCCGCACCCAGTGCATCTGCCGCATCAGCTGCCATTGTCTCCAGTTCTTCCGGAGAAGCGTCTTTTGCTGCTTTAGCAAATAACTTAAAAAATAAACTGTTTTTCATATTACCTTTCCTTTCTGGCCAACTGCTGGCCTTTGCCTCTATCTTATTTTTTGAATCTAAAATCGCAACATTTTTCCCAGCCCTGCCCCGTGTTACCACGGCCACATGGTTTCCCCGGATTTCATGCTGCGAATAGGTTCCATCTTTATTGTCTGACCAGGTACATTCATATCCGCAGCTGATCTCCCGCTTTCCCTCCTGCACCGCCCGGATCAGTTCCTCATCCTGAATATGAAGGTCCGCAAGCAAATATCCCTCCCACTCTCCACTGCCCCTACGGACGTTTTCGGCACACCCCCTGGAATACTGCCGGTAGGTTTCCGGAGTTATCAGCTCTGGAGGGTGTTCATCAGTTACAGGTTTTCCCTCAAAGCTCGACATTGCCGCTTCGGAGAATACCTCCTCCGGAGAGCGCAACACCTTAACCATCTTGGAAGAACTGCCTGCGGGGTTCAATTCGCTTTCCAGGTAGTCCATGCTCCCGGTCCGGGCAATGGGAACATTCCGGCAAATCAAAAAGCCCTCGCCAGTTTCTATCTGGTTTGGGCTTATGGTATATCCGTAATATGCAAGCATTCCATTTCCTTTCTATTGCGATATCGCAATGATTTCTGAGTACAAAAATACCATCAGCCATTTATTGACCGATGGTACCTACAAATTAGCTATAATCTTTTCTGCTTCCTTCTGGCTAATTTCTTCCACAAGCTCTATGATGCTTGTATTCCCAGTCTTATATGGTGATTTCGCTGGCTCTGACTCATCGAATCCCATGATCCTATCCATCAAGATATTATCATTATCCACAACCCAGCCTTTGCCCGCCTTATACAAATAGGGGACATAATCTTCTTCCTTCCCCAACAAACCTAAATCCTTGATGCGGTAAAATGTCACATTCATTTATTTTTCACCTCTCCGATATTTGCCGGTATAGCCATTCCTCGTGATTGCTCCATCATCTTTCGCCTAAGCGCAATGGCCTCAGGAGATGCAGCATTTAACTGCCTCCAGGTTTCATAGTCCTTGTGCATTCGATCTTTCACACCATAGCTTTCAGGTGTATGGAATTGAACTTCAAAGTCCTGTCCTTCTAATGTTCTGAAGGTACAGTTAATGCCGTTATATGGATTATCTCTTTTATGCCAGAAGTTCTTTACCCTTACAACGCTGTACCCTTTTTCCTGTAACACTTGTGTAATATTCTTATATGAGTCCACAAGGGTTAACGCATTATCCTGATAAGTATACCTGATGATATCATTGGTGGAGCTAATAACAGTTTTTATTCTTTCAGGATCAAGGCTGTACTCACTTTCTTTTCCAACTTTTCGCAGGAAGGAATCTTTTGCTTTTAGCCGGTATTCCAAACCCACCATAGACACCCCGGTGTCATTGGATATTTTCATTAAATCAGCAGTGATCGATGGCTCTTTAAGGATTATCTTATTATAAGCATTGGTCTTACGGTAAAGCGCCTGTGCACTCTTCCAGCCCTCACCACCATTATACTTTAGTTCTCTGAATTTTTCAAAGCTTTTCGGAACATCGTTACCAAGCACCGCCCGGTACCGCTCATGTTGCTTGTAATCATTAAGTAGCCTTTGTCGGTTTCTGATTTTTTCTTTATAGGCCGCGATCTGTTTCTTACTTCTCGGATCCACTGTAACAGGATTCTTCTCAAAACTGGAAAAGTCCTTATCCTTCTGAATCTGGGCTTCACTTTTCCCGATCGTGGTATATTTAACCAGGGCATGAAGGCAGTTCGGATGGATATTTAAGTATGTATTACTTAAGTCGTCGCTACCGTTGGGATCAATTTTACCAAACGCAGAAGCCAGCGGAGGGTAATCCGGGTTTGTTCCAGATCGACTGTAAACTCTTCCTTCCAAAGGTGCACATATAGGACAGGTACTCCCGATTTTAACGATACGGTATAGATCGTGGTCCGGATCAGCTGTTAATACGGCGGATACTTCGGCCTGCCTGGCTGTTGCCCTGGTAGCCATGTTACAGTAATCCTGCAAACCCCAATTGCGTCCAGCTTTATCGACAAAGGCTGTTATATTCTCAGACCGCAACTCCCGGGCCATACTGACCGCCGCTTTGCCTGAGCCGTACCCTGCAGCTCTTGCCTCTGCTACTGATTTCAGGGCGGCTTCCCTTACCTTGTCAGCTTCCCGCTTTCCGATCCGAAAAGATTCTTCAATGCTTCTCTGCGCAGTAACGGATGCTTCCACGATATCACCCAGCAGGTTATTGGATAGTTGCTGCACAATTCCCAGCTGAGAGGCAGTGAGCCCAGCGGCATTCTTGTACCCGTTGGCAGCCGCTTCGGATTTGTAGAAGATCTTCTCGATCATGGCCGGAACATAACCCCAGCTATCGTCCACCATCTCCTGCAGGATCTGCTGAGTACGATTAAGAGCGGCCACTTCGGCATAATCTACATACTCCTGGCTACGCTTCCGATTTATCTCAGCAACCAACCTCTGCTCTGTTTTCAGGAACAACATCCTGAGGTAGGCTGTTTCATCCTTGCTATTAGGTGGCCGTATCATCTGCGGCATTACTCATCCTCCTCAAATGTCTGCGGAAGCGTAAGCCCTGCCATGGGATCCGTCATAGCCTTATAGTCAGAATAGGTCTTTCCCTTAGCCGCTTTGATGGCTTCATCAGAAATCGTGCTATACATGCCGGTTTCGTCGGCCAGGGCCTTAAGTTCCTTTTGAGCGGTGGCCGCGTCGATCAGATCGCTTTGATATACTGTCACAACCGCCTGCGACTTCTTCTCCACGATGTCGGCAATCTCGCTGGAATCAGGCGTCTGAAGCGGTGGGAAGTCAATGTCCAAATCATCGGGAACAGCGCCCCAGGCAGACAGCAACATAACTGGAAGTATCTTTTCGAGTAGTGGCCGGAACTGATTTTCTCTCAGTCCATCGATGTAATCATAATAGTTGTTCATGTCACTTTCGCCTGTGGAATTCATGCCAGCAGGTGAACGCCCGAATAGTTTTGTCACCGGCGTTCTGGCAGCTCCCGCAACATCCATCATCACCCTGTCATATACATCCGATAATCCGGTAAAGGTGTACTGCGTATTGTGCATAACATCACCTTTATTTACCAGACGGGTACCGAAATTACTTTCCAGAACGCTCTGAGCCTGCATTACCTGCCAGAAACGCTGCTGGGCCTGCGCGTTGTTTACGGCAAGCATCTGATCCAGGGAATCCGTTTCCATGTAATTTACATTCGCCCGAAAGGTAAGAGCTGCAATATTGGAGGAAACATTGTCCCGCTTTACCACCTCGCTGTATATGGACTCAATCTCTGATTCTCCCCAATACTGCTCTGCAATTCTCTCATTATAGGGAAGCTCCCGGCCCGTGAATCTGATTACCCTGCTGTGATGAACTCTGGATACCAGGACGCCGCTTTCCTCATCTCGAATTGTGTAATAAGCCGGGAACCCAAAGTCAGGATCAGACGGATCTGTAACGATCCCCATTTCTGGATAGATACCGCTCCATCTGTCAAGGATTTGTAGTCCCAGGAACGTCCCCGGAAGGATCAATCCATAGTCCAGGGGCTTTGACAGATCGTCCTGTCCCTTTACCATGATAATTGCTGCAGCTCCTCCGTAAAGCCTGCCCCAGTACATTCCCTCCAGAATCGATTTTCGCAGATGAACCTTTCTTTCCAGGCGTTGCAGGGAGTCGATCCGCTCCGGTGCCACATTGCTTTTCACCGTGTACCACTTACGGATCATATCCTCCGGAATGGTCGCAATGATGTTCTGGACGATCCAGTTATCCCGGTAAAGGCTTGTAAGCAGCTGGTAGTTCTGGGTCATGCGTGTAAGTGGGTACTGGGTTGCCTGTAAAAGGTCCTGTGTCCCGTAGCCTAACCGCGCAATCGGGTTTGAAAAGGCATCGTTTACCTGTATTCTATTATCAGCCCGCTCTCTCTGCGGGCGGTTTCTTTTTGGTCTTGCCATTATTGAACATTCCTCCTCCATTTTGGTAGCTTGGTCATGCAATAGTATCGCAGGGCATCTGGGCCATGATCCAGTTGCTTCACCGGTTTTTCATCTCCATGCTGCGCTGCCTTATCGTCCCAAACATAGGATCGTAACTCTGTAATCAATCCCTCGCAGCGTTCATGCACTTTGATCTTTCCGGACTGAAACAGAGCCGCAACCACCCGGATTCCGTCAATCACTTCATTGTCCCCAGGCTTCACGATGTAGCCCCGGCCTTTCAGCTCCGCGGTAAAACTGGCCGCTGATGGATCCGCTACAACGTCGCACTGCAGATCCGGATTGTCACCCATAAAGACAACCATATCATCACCGTACTGGCTGTCTGTTTTTTGACCTTCCTTCTCCACTCGGCTGTCCCATCGGTATTCCCGATCCACCCAAATGGTGTCTCCATCATCATAAATATCTAGGAAGACGCAGGGATTTGTAGTTCCGTAGTCCAGGGAAATTGTACGGGCGGACAGATACTCCAATCCCTTGGGCCGTGTTTCATCGTTGTAGATGTTGGCCGATTCTGTAAACATGGTATAAATAAGCCCTTCGGCAACCGCCCACAAGCCCTTGATATAGCGTAAAAAAAAGACACCCGCATACATGCTTCGGTATCTCTTCTTAATTGCTTCGTCCAGGGATAGATTGTCTTCCATGGTGAAGTGCAAATATAAGATGTTCTTGACTTCCTTGTCGGCGGCTTTTAATGCTTCTGCTTTCTTTCTACCAAGATATCCTATACATTTGTCAATCCAGCCGATCTTAAACCAGTGCATGGGGCCTGCGGGATTGCAGTTAAACCAGAACTTTGAACCCTTAACAGAACAACGTCCAGTTGCCTGATTCACAAAGGATTCCGGCATTAGAGCCACTTCATCAAGAAACACTCCGGCTGCAGTAATACCCTGAACCAGCTCCTGGGATCCTTCATCCTTTCCACCAAATATATGAAAATAATTGGTGACCTTTCCTCTCGTCACCTCCAGCATGTTAGGCGTTTCACCGGATATATGATAGACATGTTTATACCCTCGACTGCTTAACATGGTTCTCAATGTTGTAAGTACGTTACGCTGAAAGGAACTGATCGTCTTACCTGCCATTATGAAGTTCTGTCCATCAAAAGAACTCATAGCCCACATGACGTAAGATAGTGACATGGAAACCGTCTTACCTGATCGGATCGCACCATCAGCAATAATCCCGTCCATATCCTTTACTGGGGAGTTCTTTGTCCACCAGTTCAGAACCATTCTCTGCTTACGGGAAAACGGTTGAAACTTAAATATCGGTCTCTTCTTCCTCATCCTCATCTTCTTCCCAATCCCCCCAATCTGTACCGGCTGATCCGTTTAATGCATCGAGGAAACCGTCGTCCTCTGCTTCTCCCTCATCGTCAACACCCATCTTCGCCTTGGACGCTGCCATTCGCAGGTTTTGCTCCTCCTGGTCGGTATCTGTCTTTTCAGACTGGCCGGAGTATTTAGCAATAGCTTCATAGGCTTTCACATTTCCAGCCAGTCCCTCTTTTATCATAGCCATGTTTAAAGCACTTTCCAGGGTGCTCTCAAGGCCCAGAGCCTCCAGGACCGGAGTCCATTCAGGGCTGTCTATTTCAGTAGTAAGCAAAGCATTTAATGTCTTGCGGAAGTCTGCCTTTTTCCTCCTGGCTTCACCAGAGGCTTTTCCGCCTTTTCTTCCTAATTCCCTTGCTTCGTCCTCGCTTCGCTTATTAAACGGGATTAAGTTTTCATGTCCTCGAGCCATCACCTCACCTTCCTATCTGGCTGTTTTATATTAAAAAAGAGACGGGGTGGCCGCCTCTACTTCTTTTTATTTTTCCTATAATATTTAATCGCCTCAACAATGATAGAGACGGTTAATATTGCATTAATCACATTTAGTATTGTCAACAACATATTCTTACCTCCCTATCCATCATATCACCATTGTATGGAAAAGAAAAGAGACACCGGGTGGGTGCCTCTTGCTTTTTTATTTCACAATTCTATACTTTTTATAAAAACCTTATTTCCATAATCAGTAAATTTTAAATGTGTTTCTTCGCGGACAGCCTTTAATTCTATAATGCCTAAAGCTAATAACCTTTTTACAATTTCCTCTAAAGACTCATTTGTGATGGTGGCATCAGTCAAACTAATTACTTTTTTGTTTATTATATCTTCAAATTCGTCTAACCATACTCCTTTACTTAAGGAAAGTCCAGTTTTATTAACAACCTCTTGAATAGATATATCTCTACTTAAAATATCCATTGTATATGCCATCTCACAGTGTACAGTAAATGTATTCATTATATATACACTCTGATCTTTAAATGTATTATTTTTACTAATTTCTTCAAGGTCAATAATTAATTGCTTATTTTCTTCTTGTAGTTTACTTAGCTGTTCTAATACTTCATAACTCGGTATTGAATTCCCTTTTACCCAACCAATCCTTGGATGTGTTTTAAACTGTTTAGATAAACTACTATGTATTTTGTACTTTAATTCGTCAGCGGTATCCCAAAAATTCGCCATCCTTCCATCTAATACCCTTTTTCTAAACACCTCTAATTTTTTTAGCTTTTCAGGATCTTGGTCTGTTTTTCCAACTGTTATGCTATTAATATCTTTTTTTACAAACGCGAGAATTGGTATTTCTTTTTCCTTAGCAAAGTCGAACTCTTTTTCAGTGTAGCTAATTCCATCTTCAGCAACAGAACCATATCTACCTGCTACGATTAAGACATAATAGTCGCTTTCGTTAATAATAGTCTTAATGTATTCAAATTGTTCACTATCTGTAGCTGGAAACATTTCCATTCCTGCTGGAAAACAATCCAATTCAATTATAGCCTGCATAATTTCCTTACGTTCCTCTTCTAAATCTGCAAATGTAGAACTAATGAAAACCTGATATCTTTTGTCCATATCACATCCCCCAATTATTAATATGGATAAGTATACCATATTTTACCAAAAGAAAACACCCTTCGACATAAAATCAAAAGGTGCTTTCAAAAAGGAGGGTACATATAGCTGAAAACCAATCGGAACCCTCGGAGTTGAACCGAGATCTCCCTCAGGGGGAAGGGAGCTGCCATCATGTGTTCCGCTCTGGTTTTTGTTTGGCTTTTCAACAGATGCCCAAAGAAACCAGGAAACAAAGAACTGTAGTCAGCTGCCAAGCTGTTACACCTGGCAGCCGCAGGAGGGTCACTGTCTAAACGAAGAGTATGCAAAACCTGTTCATCTGGCTTCTGCATAATAGCACTCTAACATATTTCTTCCGAACATGGCCAAACATTTCTAAATTTCTCCAAAAAATCTATTATTTCTCATCCTGCACCCGTCTTCCGTAAATTTTACCCTCCGTTTCGGAAACATTTTGTTCATGGCCTGCGCCACCTTCCACCAGGGAAGCCCATCTATGTAATACAGTCGGAACATTGTCCGAACCTCACTCTTTGGGATAGTCTCAATATACTCTTCGGCCTGGACCGTAAGCTCAAAAAGCTCTGCTTCTTTGGTTCCAAGCATTTTCTGTAGCTTTTCAATGGCGGCCTTTTTCCGGTAGTATTCTGGCGTGGGATAGCCAGTAATTTTTATGCTGCCATAGGTTCCGTCAGACCTTGTCCCCTTTACAGAGTCCGAAACAATGCTCAGGCCCTTAATCTCCTTTTCCAGCTTTTCCTTACGACGCCGGATGTCCTTGATTTCCCCTTTCATCTCACAATACTGGACCAGTATCTCTTTGTCCACTCTGTCACCTCCCTGCTGTCAATATCTTCCTTCTCACCCTCTGCAAATCTTAAATGCATCTTCCAATGTCCTTACAGGCTGGGGAAATCCCATAACAAAGAATCCGCCTATTTCTGTCACCTCTTTATCTGTAAAGTATGCTATAAACTGATCAGGCCAATCAGCGTCATAAATCTTCCTCACCCCTTCGGCATCTGCGTACAGAAACCTGATAAACGGTATTTTCTCTATTTGGCAATCCATAAAGCTTTCCTCCTATCAATTGCCCGCTCTGGGCTTATAAGTTCTCTTACTGCTTAAATATTCTTCTTCCTTCCGCTGCCGTCCCAGGAGCTGCCGCATCTTGTTAAGAGTGGCCCGGTTGTTCTGATCATTGAAAAACTCCACAATCAGCTGATACCGCTTTACAGCATCTTTACTCTCCCTGCTCTGCTTCCGGCTTCTGCGGAGCTGCGTTGTTACCTTATCCGCTTCTGATCTCGTTTCAGCAAATTCCATTGCATGAAGCAGATCCTGGAGGCGCTTGTCCTCCTCGCCCACTGCTTCACATGCAAGTCGGTGAACCGTTATGCACCTATCCACAAAAACGAGGAACTCAGTCAACTCCTCTGCTGGGCTTTTAACTTTTTCCGCCATTTGCTCTCTCCTCTCTCACTCTGAGATATGCTGCCGTACAAGCCGGAGACGTCCGCAGGTTCGGATCAGGGCATAAACTTGTATATGCATAAGGTGGCATTGTTGCTGAAAAGGTCTGAGGCCTTGGCCCCTTTATGGACTTAGCAGCTTCCGCCATGGTGATTCTATGTACCTGCGCCTGCTCCTCCCGGCGCTCTTTTGATGATTTTCTCAATATATCCCTCCTGTCTTTTTTCCTCTTACTTCCTATTGATTTTCGAACACACGTTTGCTATAATTCGTATTGAGGTGATGAAAATGTCCGCTAATACGAAGACCCTACAAAAAGAATACATTAATTTGCCCCGAAACCGCACTGTGCCAGTAATCGCCAGTTTTAATGCTCACGGTGATTGTGTTCCGCTTTATTTTCGATACACTTTTTCTGACGGCACTTACTCTGATATTGCCATTGATCGTGTCATCATGACGGATAAGCGATTCCGCCAGACCGCTTACGTTTGCGATATTACTGTAAACGATGCTCGTAAAAGGGTTACATTCACCCATTTTCGGGATGATGGGATGTGGGCACTTGAAACCAATTAAATCTTGATTTACCTGATTTGGGGCAACAAAAAACCAACTACCGAATATTGATAGTTGGTCATTTTTTATATGAAATCAAATGGTATATATCTAGATTCTAGCTTCTGCTCTTTTTTATTTAATTCCATTTGATAAAGATCAATAAATTTCTCATTGCAATATTTTTCAACTATTTCCTTTAGCGAATCACTAATATCTACTCCCATATATATTGCTTTAGGTAATGGTTGATCAATAGGCTTTCCTTTTTGTGGCATTTCGTTAAATGGATAAAGTATTCTCCATTCTTTTTCATCTGACCATTTAGAGTATTTGGTAAGAAGGCTTTTTCTAAACTCATCTTCGTTATATTTTTGAGAATGCACTGGTTTTTTATCTTTATATATAACCGGGAATACAGGAAATTCAAAATCATCTTTATAATATTCTATGCAAAAACCTTTATGATCATCTGCATAATGAGTCCACAAGTTATCCATTGTTTCATTCTCACTAAAACAGGCTATATAAAACATTTCTAAAGTCATATCAATTACTTCATCGTAATAATCCACAATAAAATCTTTAACAAATTCGTAGTTAAGATTTAGATCATCAAATAAAATTTCATTCTTTCCTTCAAATTTATCATTTACATTTTTAATATTTGATAGCCATATCTTATTTGAAGTAAGAGCTTCAATATCATTTGAATTTCCCTGCCTGTATCTAAAGACAGTTTGCGGTGCATTCCTTACATACATTTCTAAACCTTTCTTAATATTTTTCTTTTTAGAAAACATAGCTTCAATAAAATCTTCTTTCCAGCCCATAACCGCTCCTTTTGAGTGTTATTTAAATAGAAATAATTATATCACTCCAACTATCAATATTCAATTATCAAGGAACAATAAATCTTTAATTCTACGATGTATCAGGCAAATCTAAGTTGCTCCTGGCTATCATCAATTATTAAGTTCGGCATCCGCTCCCCAACCTTCAAATATGGGCAGTTCGCCCTAACCAATGATTCAGCCACAATGGGAACAACACTATTTCCGATACGGGCAACCTGTTCTTTTACTGGGTATCTCTTTCCTTCGTAATCATGGTTAATGATATAATCCTCTGGGAACCCCTGTCCTAATTTCAACTCTGGTTCGGCTTTCAGCATTCGCAGGAAAATATCCAGAATCACATATTCATTGCCAAGCACTGTGACCAGAGCAAATCTGTCCTTTGTCACGATGGTATGTAGAGGTTCATTCAAGCCTACACCAGTTACATCACCGCCATAGTATTTGATAATGAACTTACTTACCCATGTGCATTTCTGGGCTGTTTCTTCATCAACGCCATTCTTCAGCAACTCTTCCTTACTGATTGCCAGAACGCTTACCTGCCCAAAATGCCCTGGGCTTGTTGTGATTGTATGTATTGGCTCCCATAATGGTTGACCTTCTCCTGTCTTATAAAACTTTGTCAGAAAGGCCGCCACCAGTCCATAGCGGTTACTGGTATCTATAGTCATGATCGGTTCGTCAACCATCTGGCCTCTCACTTCAGATTTAGATGTTTCAGAGTGGTACTGAATCAGAAGCGGTGCAACCAAGTGATTATGATCAACTGTCGTAATTGTATGCAGCGGTTCATTCATTCCACTACCTGCCCCTTTATAATTTCCTCCATAAGATTTTTCTATAAGAGGTGCAACAACCGGGGTTACAGTTCCAAAGCCATGCTTTTGCGTTATGGTGGGCATTGGCTCGTGAATACTCTGCCCACGGAAGTTATCTCCTCCATGATTCACCTGAACAACAAACGGTTCCGGGCAGTTAAAAACAAATTTATCTAATCCTCTAGCAATCCGGTTCATCGTCTTATCTGCAAGTGGCTTCTTTCTGCCAAAGATGGATTTTCCCAGATCAGCTAAATCCAGGTACTTCCAAATAGGCTCCCATTTTTTTAATCCATCAATGCCATATTTGTTATGCGTTGGCTCCGGCCAGATAATCGGCTTCTCGTCTCTCCTGAAGATTGCATACCATCTTTTTCTTGTGGTAGGAGCTCCATAGTCAGCTGCTATTAATATTTTTGTTTCTATTTTTGTATATCCAAGTAAATACATTTTCTTTAAAATTTTCTTGTATTCTTTCCCCTGTTTCTTTCGTATTGGATATCCTTTTTTATTTAATGGCCCCCATTGCCTTATTTCTTCAACATTTTCCATTATTATTACATCTGGACGAATTTCTCTAGCATGTTTATGTACAGCCCATGGAAGAATTCTTAAACCTTTCTCTCGTGGCTTACCACCTTTTGCCTTACTATGACTGGTACAATCCGGACTTGCCCACATCAAAGCCACATGACGGCTTTTTACATACTTCTGCAAATCTACCTTGAAAATATCTTCTGTCAAATGTAAAGTATCAGGGTGATTTGTTTTATGCATTCGTATAGCCTGCGGATCATGATTAATCGCAATATCCACATGCCGCCCTAATGCCATTTCAATTCCAACGCTGGCTCCGCCTCCGCCAGCAAAACAGTCAATTATTAAATCTCTCATTTTTGAAAGGAGCCAGGATATCCTGTTACGGCGGCCACCGCTCCAGCCTCCTTTCTTGTTGTTATTTCGTTTTTTGAATCTCCTTCAGCTTCTCAATCAGCTCTGGCCTGCTTGTCCTGCAATTCCGGAAGAATGATCCCTCTTTCAAAAGATAATATTCCGCCTCTCCCCAGCCTTCCTTAAATTTATCTTCATATGATCCTGGCGCTTTGTAATCAAATATTCTGGCATGATACACCTTAACCACCATGCTGGTACCATCTGGCAGGTCATACCGGTAATACCGTTCCCCTGTCTCCTTGGTTTCGATCCATAACGGCCATGTCTCATAAGCATCCACGAAAGCGGCTCTCTGGTCATTATTCTTCAGGATCGGCAGCTCCGGCTGCTCTGGTTCGGATTCAAGCCGTTTTTGCTCTTCTGCCATAGCCTCCAATGCTGCAACGATTATCTTCTGACGTTCAATGAATGGCGGCCACTTCTCCGGTGTTACTCCTTCGAATGTACTCATCCAGTCTTTGAGAGTTTTCTTTGCTTCTTCAAGAACTGTTTTTATAGGTGCTGATAGGTCTGAGGTAATTTCCACAAATTCTCCATCGATTACGGTTTCAGACTGATCCAGTGCACTTTCTGATTGTTCAGGTACGCTTTCCTGTGTTTCAACAACATCAGGATCTTTACTCTCAGACTCCTCAAAATCCGGATACAGGTTCATAAGCTCACGCACGAACCGGCCATACTTCAAGTGGATATCAACCTTACCAACCCTGAAATCCATACCTCCTGCAAATCCATGAAAGGAAAAATCATACTCCCAGCAACAACTGCAATGAGCTCCGTAAGGAGAAATCTCTTCCTGTACAGCCTTAGCCCGCTCTGCATTGGTAGAACCCCTGCGACAAGCCTCCAGTACCCTTTTTAAATCTCCAGGTGAGTACTTCGCCCACTGTTTTATAAACCATGCTGCATCATATTCCGGAAAGCCTCCATCACGACTAGCGGAAGCATTGCACTCTAACTTACACTTACCTTGAAATTTACAGATCCAACAGCAGGAGGATCCGCATTTGCTTCCATCTCCGGGGACTGATCTGTTCTCCTCCAAAACAGTGCAGCTGTATTCTTCCCGATGTGGGCAGCTGGTGGGGGTAGAATTAAGTGTTCCTCTTTTCTGGTTATTTTCTTGTTGCTGACCAAGGGTCTCATCTTGCCTTTCCTTTGCCGCACGTTCCTTTATATATTCATTAATCTGATTATGCACATAGTTGGCAAACTTCTGAAAAAGGCAGATTCCCAGGTCCTCATCGCCTCTGTAAAACTCAATGATGCCCTCGGCAACACTTACCTCCACATCACCGTCAATAATGATTCCATCAATGTTGCTGCGCCGTTGAAACAGTTTAAGCAGGCTGATGATATCATCATCAGTAATCCCGATAAGTTCGCCGTTTCCAAACAGCCGCCTTGCATTTTCCCGAACAAACAGCTGAGCCAGCATAGTCACATGCCTGTTAGAGGCTTTGGGAAAGCCTGCCATACTGTAAGATTCGTCCACCTTTTCTTCATCGTCCGGATTATAAAATTCCGGGTGTGGAACCTCCTCTTGTTCTTCTGGTTCCCTAGATTCAGGTTCCTCCTTGTTTCCGAAAAAGAAATTATATTCCCGCTCCAGCCTTGTGTTTTCAACATCAAATATAGCCTTCCCGGAAGAACCGTAAAATACAGTAACATGCTCCTCTTTCAGAACCCTATGTATCTGCCCAAAGGACTCGATCTCACATTCTTTGTCTGGGCTCTTATAACCAGTTCTAAGATATTTCACCACCATATCTGACCGCATAGCTCCATAAGCATCATCTATGGATTTATTCTGGTTTAAAAAATGATCAATCTCCGGTTCTTGAATTTCATCTGGATCCTTCTCCTTTTCCTCCAGCCCAAAAGTTGTAACATCACAACTTTTTTCCACTGAAACAGCTTCCTCCGGCTTCCGGATCTGTTTCAGTTGGTTAACCGTCATGTCAGGCTCCGCTTCCTCACGCTGATCCTCTGTCATATAAGCCAGTTCTACCAACTGGTAGGTGGTATATTCCAGATATTGCTTGCTAAGAATGGGAGAGTTTCCGTCCTCAGAAAGCTGCTGGTTGACCTTGATACACTTGGAAGCCCAGCCTTTGTCCTTGTTATACTTCCCACGGACATACTCCTCAAAATTCTGGTATCCAGCCTCTTCAAACAGCTTATCATCTCGGATCCTACGAAGGTAATATCCGTTTGCCACATAGGCCCTGGCCGCCGTGATCAGACCACCCTGTATGTATTGCTCCGCCTCCTTCAAAGTCATAGGGGTACTGTAATACCTCACTCCGTCCACAATAACACCTCCCTGCATTATTTGATGGTTTCATAGGTTCGCTTATTCTCATTCCACTTGACTGCAACAGGAGCCTTGCTCTCCTCAAAATCAACAACAACACTTACTTCCGGCATCGATACTCTAATTTTCATGTTTGTTTAACCTCCTCCACTTTTCCTCATCATTTCCCGGCATACACCCAAAATGTATATGCAGCTTACTCTTTCTCTTGGTTTCTATGTACACATGCTCCCCGTGGATCTCCTTGCCGCAGATATAGCAGAGGTGTATCTTTTCCTGTTGGGGGGGCACTGGATTTCTTTTTACTGGCCATCTTCTCTCCTCCATAACATCAGCTCCATGTTTTCAAAATTTCATATGCCCTCTTTAGCTCCACCAAATCAAAATAGCCAAAGTGGCACTGGTTCATCGGAATTCCCATTTGTGATGCCAAGGCAGAATATAATTGAGCTCGCTTCTTTTTCTTGCTTTTCCATAAAGGATCAAATAGGCCATGGCACTTTATTTTCCACTCCCTCATCTCTTTATTAGCAAGGATTCCAAGAGCTTCCCTGGGGCGGGGTTCATGTGTTCCAACAAAAGCACCGCAGCTCGTACAGTAATAGCAATACCCGCTTCCATATTGTTTGCCATATATCTTGGCATTTGATATATAAACCACTTTCCCGTCGCACAAATTACATTCTGTAGGTTGTGTATTAACCATTTATTTCACTTCCTTTCACAATCCGGTGGACCATCTCCCGTAACTGTAGGGCGTATTCAAGAACCCGATCTGCACTGTATTGGCGGCACACCGCATGACTCACTTTTTCCAGGACCCCGGACTCCCGGATTGCCGTGTTGATTCCTATGTACTTCTGGTAAGCCTGGCCCCGCTCTATTTTCAGTCCGCTGAACACAATATCCTGCAAGATCTGTTTCGTCATGGCCTGAAGCGTTTCCCGGAGTTGGTTATAGGATTTCCGGTACTTTGTCAGAAGGAGCTCCAGGGGGACATTTTCCTTGTTCCTTTTCAGGCGATCCAGCAACTCCTGGTACTCATCCAGATCGATTTCTGTCAGAGCAGCCAGATTTAACGGTTCATTAAGATATTCTTCAAAAGAAACCTTGCATATCTTTAGCCACTGATCTACATGTTCCTTGCTCTCAAACTCAGGATAATGGCCGGGAACCCTTCTAATTCCACTCTCCAGAATGCGCATTTCCGCATATTTCCTCACTTCTTCCGTCATATCATCACCTCAGTAACCGGATTTTGGGTTACAGTAACCCACTTTTTTACTTTTTAGGTTACCGCTCAAATCCGCATAGAATAACTGTTTTCTAGCTACGGTAACCCGGTAACCCACTTTTTTAGGTTTCCTTACGCGCGAGACATTTTTATAAAAACATTGTTAAATAAAATACAAAAGTTTTAGAATTATTTTCTTATATATAGGAGTGTGTTTTTCTGGGTTACTGGGTTACTCACCCTCAAAAACACCATCAAGCCCGCATAAAACCTAGCTTTTCGTGGTAACCTCTCTTAGGTTACTCTCAGTTAAATGGAAGTTCCTCCTGAACTCCTTCTACATCATCAACCCTCACAAAACCGTCCTTGTCAGCACCATCATTCAGTTTAAGGAACACGCAGCGCACCTTATTTCCCTTAAAACTTTTACCTTTATCCAGCTTTTTCCCTCCGCTTTCAACCTGGAGCAATCCCTTACGGTTCGCCCATGAAAGAAACGAAGCCTTTGAAAATCCTCCTTCTTTGCACAATACCGTAAAAGCTGTGGTATAAATAATGGCATACCCATTCTCAATCGTGCCCCATTTCTCAACGCTCTCATTCTGAACATCAAACCGGGCCGGATTCATGGCCACCTTGTCCAGGATAAACTGATAGCAGCGCTCGTTATCGGAAAGCTCATTGCGGTCCACCAAGACCTCCCTGGCCTCCTCCAGACTGATATAGGCCCCGTCCTTGAAGAGATAATCTGTAACGATCTTATCCGCCGTCAGGACGATTGACAGAGACAGGCTCTGCTTCTGCATCTTCTCGTCATCGGCCAGAAGCTTTGCAAATTCCTGCTGGATCTCTCTGATCTTCTCAATGCCAAGCTCTTTTATAACTTCAACAAACTCTCTGCCAGCGTGACCATAATTATGCTTAACCAGCTCCGCTGTATTGCCAGGGCTTTCAAAAACACGTTCCCCGCATTCAATCTCCAGGATGCGGTTAATCGCTCCGCCCTGGGTCACATAGGAGCTTAAAGGCCGCTCTCCATTTGTCAGGATGCAGTTCTTCCAGTGATTTTCCCGGTTCAATCCCAGCTCCTTGTTGGAACGGGTCTTCCCCTTTCCGGAACAAAGATCATATACCAGGCCTTCAAAGTTATCTTCGATCTTCCGGTTCTTTTTGGAGGAATCGTCCAGGATCAAGGGAAGGTTATTTAATAAGTCACAGATGGCCTCCAGGCCTACCTCCGTTCCTTTATAATCTTTTATGTAGGCGCTCTCATCGGGATCAGCCCAGACAGATGCCGCCACCATCAGTGATACGGTCTTACCGCCTTCGGTTTCTCCCCAGAGATCAACAAAATAGGGAAGCCCACCAAGTGGTTGCACCAGTGCACTAGAAAACGCTGCAGCCAGCATGAATTTAACTTCGATTCTCCCAGCCTTACGCAAAGCCGATACATGATCAAACCACTTTGTCCGGCTTCCAACCTGTCCAATGCTCTCAGCTATCTGCCGGAATCGTGCGTCTCCATCAAAGACGATCTCCGTATCATAAGGCAGAAACCCGCCCCGGATCCAGCCCAGCTTTGAGGTGGAATACTGGACTGCTATGTGCTCCTCATTGGCATTTTCCACGTCCGCCAGGTACCTTACCAGATACTTGGCATTCTCGCTGGTTACCGCAATTCCACGGCCTGACAGGGATACAATCTTATTGGCTGATGTGACCATGGTTTTGGGGACAATGATTTCCTCCCACCGCCCATTCCGCTTATAGGCCAACTTGACCTGTTCCTCTCCTGTTTCCAGATTCTTTAAACGTTCAATCGGAAGAATTGGATGATAACAGGCCAGAATATCTGTGTATCCAGTGGACGGATTCCGGAGGCATATCCCGCTTTCCGTAGCAAGCCATTCCTTACACTGCATGTTGTCATAAGGACCGGCGAAGTTTGTCCAGTTCTCCAGGCTGCAGGAAGGCTGTTTCTGCCTCTCCCGTTCCTGGCGCTTAATTTCTCTTTCCACCTTTTTGTAGGCCGTCACCATTTCTCTGAATTCTGTTTTAACCTTCAGCTCCGCAGCTTTTAAACCTAGAGAGGCAAGCAGCTCTGCCCGATACAGCTCATCTTCCTGGTCAAAAACTTCTGTCAAAATCTCCTTGGATAAAATTGTTTCTGCCGTGAGCTCATTCAACGGCACCATGCTACCACCTCGCTTCTGTTTCATTTAATTCTGTATGTATATAAAGTTGATACTGCAAGGCGTTGCAGCAGTCGCACCAGATGTCACTGAAAGGCTCTGAACGGTCCATATAAGCCCGGTATATGCCTATGAGCATATTGTTAAGCTCCTTCTTTCTGTCAAGCCGCTCCCGCTCCTTCCGCAGCATATCCCGCCGCTTCTGAGACTGGTAAATGGCGAGCTTAGAGGAAAAGGTGGGCTTTTCATAAGCCCCTCCCAGAGTCTGAAATACTTCCTTGAAAGAAACATTCTCCATTCGTTCCACAAAATCGAATATATCCCCATTCGCCCCGCAGGCATGACAATGAAAATCCCGGTCGTATATCTTTAAAGAAGCCTGTCTGTCTCCTTGGTGAAACGGGCAGGAAATAAATCCTCTCCTGTTTGGCTGAAAGCCATACCGGGCCACAATATCCCTCATGCTGTATGCAGCCTTAATCTCCTCTACCGTCACCCGGAACACCTCCCAGAAGATCTATGATGCGCTTCCCTGTCTCTTCTCTGTTGCAAAACTCAAACCGGCACTGATATTTCCTTTGCAAAGTGAGGAGAATCTTATACAGCTTTTCCCCGGTGATTGCCTTGGTTGTGATGTCTTTCCACTTCCTTGTCTCAGGATCCTGAATCCTTTTATGGCGCCGGGGATTGTCCCACCAGATCACATCTTCCAGACGCTCTATGCCCTTTCCATGCTCACACAAGATAATCACATCAATACCTGCTTCATTTGCCCGGATCAGCTCATTACGGAAGCGGTCATGATCCTGGCAGACATTATTGCAAAGCTCTATCAGGTTTTGCTTCCGGTCTATGATCAGCCTGGGGTTGTCCAGGTTCATGTAATCTCCGACATACAGCTTTGATACATAATAGTCCACGCCCTGATGGTTAAACTCTGTCAGGATCCCCTTGATTGCTTTTGCCTTTTCCCGGGAGTCAATTTGTATATTCAATCAATCACCGCCTAATTAAATGGGAGTCCTTCATCCCCCACGTCATCAGGGACATGCATAAATCCGTCCCCTGCGCTGGAAGGCTCTGGCCTGGAACCTCCCTGGTTGCCCTCGGAAGCTCCTTTGCTTTCCACAAATTCCACGTTATCTGCGATTACATCCGTAGTGTAGATTTTCTGCCCTTCCTGATTGGTGTAGGACCCGGTCTGAATGTGGCCAGTCAATCCGATACGTTCTCCTTTGTGAAACCATTTCTCTATGAATTCTGCTGTTTTCCCAAAGGCGACGCAGGAAATAAAATCCGCATCCTGCTGACCTTCCTTGCGAAAGCGCCGGTCTACAGCCACGGAAAATCGGGCAACCGTTGTGCCGCCATCTGAATACCGGACCTCCGGATCCTTGGTAAATCTCCCAACAAGCTGCACGTTATTCATTCTTAGGATCCTCCTTCTCATAAAGTTTCAGTTTGTTCATGCAATCCTTGTAATTCTCCAGGGTCATATCCTCGATCTTTTTAATCTTGTACATGGCCAGGATCTTCTCCATCTTTAGCCCCTTCCCGCTGTATTTTTCAACTAAGGATTGGACAGAGGCTATCATGGGTGCCGTCACCTTATCCAAGGGTTTTGTCCCTCCCTGTTGGGATTTAGATTCTGCAGGTGGTGTATCAGCTTTCTTCTTTTCCTGCTTATTCGCTTTCTGTCCCATGGAAAACACTTCTTTATGATCCCTCGATCCACATATGACCAAGGAATTAATGTTCCGATTTTTGTCATACCCAATCTGTGACACATAAAAAGCGTCATAACAGGTGAACTTTTTATTTCCCAAGTCCTTAATATTGCAATTGTTGGAATTAATCCAAACAAATGGAGCGGTATACAATTCCCTTCCTATCCCCCAGTTAAAACAGGCCCTTTTGAAACTGTCAGAAGCAAGTCCTTTTTCTTTTTCGGTATAGCTTTCCGTCCCGGTATCTTCCTTCTCTATCCACTGACCTTTTTCAGTATCCCATAGAGAAACGATACAGTTTGCATTCTCACGGGTATGGCGACGTTGCCAGTTCATAGGACCTACTGTTTCATCAAGGATGTTTTGATCAACCCTGGCATCTTTATAAAGGAGCAGGGAAATACCGTTTTCTTTTACCGTAGATATACGGCAATCAATCTCACTCGCCAGCAGAGTCCGGAAATCAAGCTTCTCCATCCGGCTCATCACCTCCCTCAACAATGCGGCTGCACCACATGTCCGCAAAATGCAGGATCATATACAAAGCTGTCTCCTTGCCGTTGATCTCCCGATACAGGGGACCATACAGGCCATTGTGATACAGGATTGCGTGGTATTCTTCTTCTGTCAAAGCTATGTACTCATTGATGATCGTTACGCTCCGGATCTCATGCGGTACGTTCAGCAGATCCGGATTCACCTTAAACGGCTTGCCCTCTGACTGCTTGTACTTCTGCACCGGATCCGCCTTGGTTGGCCGTCCATCTTTAATGATGTTGGGCACATATCCGGGCTTCTGGAACTGTCCGCACTTTCCAATGTCATGAAGAAGGCTGCAGATAACAACGGAATCAGTCCACTGCGTGATGTATGGTTCCTCATACCAGACATTCAAAAGAGAAAGAGCATACCGGGCAACGTTAAGACTGTGTTCCGCCAATCCTCCGGCCTTGGCAAGATGATTTCCTCCGGAACAAGGCATTGTATAAAAGCCAATGTCCTCCATGTGATCTAACAGGTGCTTCATGCCCTCTTTATCGTCACTTCCAGCTAACAGCAGCATTTCTTCAATCTGATTCTTGATGGAGTACTCTTTCTGTTCTACCCCATCATTCCAAGGAAACATAGTTTCCGGTGTTTCTATCTTTATTTTCTCTCCCATCGTATCCTCCAATCTGATCCTGATTAATAGTTTTTTTAACAACGCCTATGCGCTTCTGGCATTGCTCACATGCGGCCCCATCTGAATGCAGATACATTCCGCACATGTCGCACTTATGCCTGTCCATGCCTTAATCCTCCAGAAATTCTGCGGCCTCCATTTGAGCCATTTCAGTCAGTATAAAGTGATAGACTGCCGATTCCTCTGAATCCGTCTCATCGTTTTCATAGTCGGTCAGCTTTTCTCTGAGGAGAATCCAGAGTTTGTGATACTTCTTACTCATCTTCTTCCGCCTTTCCGGGAAGCTCAAACCCCAAAATACTAGCAATCACTTCTCTCTCAACGCTGTATTTATTGCGGAGGGTGTAGTCCGTCAATATATTGCATCTGGCTTCCGCTGCAACAAGACGCTCATATTTTTCTAAGCCTATGGTCACAGTATTATTTCCCATCTTGATTTCCTCCTGATCCCCACGTATAATAGGGATGAAATATGTTTTTCTATTTACTGACCCTGACTGTTCCCGCAGCCGGGTCTTTTTTAATGGTTTGATTTCTCTTCTTGATTAAAAATTCAAGGTTCATATTCTCCGGGAGTTCATCCGGATCGTTAAGCAAGCAACCCCAACCACCCTCCGTATACAGAGCACAGTTCCAGCAGCTAATCTCCTGCGCTGAACAATACTCTTTTACAGTTTTCAGTGCCTCATACAACTTGTCTACATCTGCCTGATCATCTGGCACATCCTGCGCCTCTTCAACCATTTCCGTAATTTCATCCCAGAACACCCACAAGAGTTGTCCGTCATGAAATTTCAGGTCTACCATTCCACCCGGCATGTCAAATTCCACCACCTCAGCCACCTGGCCTATGTAATCCAGGTGAACGTCAGGTGTGTATTTCACTTTATCTCCAGTTTTCATACTGCTTTCCTCCTCTCACAAGCTCTCCAGCGTCCCGCAGATCGCAAGCACCAGCCCGACGGCTCCAACTATAATTACCCGACTCACAAACCACTCCACCCAGTCAAGAACCGGGGAACGGCTGCCATCGTCAAAATCATCTAAGTTTTCATAGTACTTCATCAGGCCACCCCAGTTTTTCCAAAAACTAATTCCTTCCACTCCTGCAGTGCACCGTTCATAATCTGCCAGTCTTCAATGTCCATAAAGTCGGACAGATCAATTTCGCAGATCCTTTCGATGGCCTCCTTTTTTACGCCAGTGAACATCATTAGCTTAATTGGGGATATGAAGAAATAATCCCTTCCGCTCTCTCCTGTATAAAAGCCAATTGGAAGGTTTCCGTTGCGCATATTCTGTTGAATACAGGCAGGACTGACCCCTATGAGCTTACCTGCCATTGCGGTAGTAATACGCTTTTGCTTTGCCATCTATCTCCCTCCTTTTATAGATATAGTCTTTGCAAGGATATCGCCGGCTACGATCTGGGCAATGAGGCTGGCTCCGGCAAGACTTACACGACCGACACATAATCTTTTCTTCCATCCAACTCACCTCCTCTCTTCTGCCTGGGTATCTTCCAGTAAGCTGTCTACCGTTACGCCTAACAGCTTTGCCACTTTTTGAATCTTGTCAACAGAAGGAATGTTGTCATTCCATTTGCAAATACTACCTTTAGAAAACTCAGCTTCCTTTTCCAGTCTGTAAATGGATACTCCTTTTTTCCCTGCCAGTGCTTTTATTTTGTCGAAAAGCAAAATATCACCTCCTTTTATTTGAATATATTCACCGTTTTATATTGACATATAGTTGAAAATATTCTATTATATATAGTAACGACACTAAATACATAGAACAAATTCAACCGCCATGGCTTCGTTGAATATATTCATCTCTTATTTCGAATTATACCGAATATATTCATCGCTGTCAATAGTTTTTGTTGAATTTTTTCAGGAGGTGGTTTTATGACTTTATCAGATCGAATTCAACAACTAATTAATGAACGTAATATTTCTCAATCAGAACTAGAAAAGAAGTTGGGGTTTGGAAAAGGTACTATATCGAAATGGAAAGGAAGTACTGTCCCTAGCGCAGATAAACTGCAAAAAATTGCAGAATATTTTGGGGTTACGCTTGATTACCTTATGACTGGGCGAACAGGGAGTACTCTTCTCACAAAATGTCCCGATTGCGGCTTGGAATATGCAGCAGATGAATATGATGATGTAAAGTATCACGAAAAAAACCACTTAAGATGGGAGAAGGCTGTAAATAAGTTCGGAAAATTGTATTGTAATTATGCCGAAAACGAGAGGATAAAAGGAGAAAATAGAAATATACGCAATAATCTCTCACTTCCTTTGAAAGATAGATATGATGCGGAACTTTTGGTTTTAAGGTGTTTGTTTTCCAGAAGCGTTGATGCAAATAATTTTAATTTAAACCATGTAAATTTTGAACAATATGTTGCGATGATGATGAACAATGAAAAATATCGAAAACATCTTGACACTGAATTGAGTGAAAAAATAATAAAAGAATACGGAATCTTGTCCGGAATTGCAAATGGGGAATCTATTTATTATCCTCAAGAAGCGCAACCACAAACCATCGCAGCTCATAAAGATTCCGAATGGACACCGGAAGAATTAAATAAAATAGAGGAATATAAAAAGCTGCTCTTAGCAGCTCGTCCTAATAAGGGGGATTAGATTTTGACTTATGAAGAGCTTCAAATGGATAATGAAGATTTGAATATCCAGGAATTAGACCTTTCAGGAGTTTCTGATTTAAAAGGCTTGTATATAGATGGAAACATAGCTATACATCAAAACTTGACAACGGTGGAAAAGGCTTGCGTCCTCTCAGAAGAACTTGGCCATCATCACACCAGTACAGGAAATATCCTAAATTTGAAAGATATGCGAAACAGAAAACAGGAGAGAACTGCTAGACTTTGGGCTTACAATAAGCAAATAGGACTCACTGGAATTATCTCTGCCTTCAAGGCAAATTGCCATACTGGCTACGATATGGCAGATTATTTAGGGGTAACAGAGGAATTCCTTCAGGAAGCGCTTGAATGCTATCGCCAGATATATGGAACAGGGGTTACTTATGGTAATAAATACATGATTCAATTCGAACCCAACCTTCAAATACATACAATGATGTTTTCAATAGAGTGAAAACATAAAAAGCCCCAGGAGCTACCAACTCCCAGAGCTTTTCACATAGATTTCTCTTACCAGGCATGCCCGGAAAGATATGATCATTCCCAAGCAGATTATATCATTTTCAGAGCGTCCTGGCAAGGGGCGTATTTTTTATACCCAAAACAGAAAGGAAATGATATAATGGCACTTATTCAATGCCCGGAATGCCAGGGCAAAGTCAGCGATAAAGCAGCCGCCTGTCCTCACTGCGGATACCCACTCCCTTCTCCGGCCTCAGCTCCTCAGAAGCGCAGCCCCGGGCGACCAAAACGATCTGACGGCCGACTGCGTCTGCCAAATGGCTTTGGAAGCATCACCACATTGTCCGGAAAGAGGCGCCGCCCCTACTGGGCCAAGAAAAGCCAGGGAGTCGATTCACGGGGATATCCGATATATTTAACTGTAGGCTACTTTGAGACCTGGGACCAGGCACATACAGCGTTGGACGAATATCAAAAAAATCCCTTTGATCCAAAATACTATTACATGACATTTTCTGGAGTATATGAACTTCTGTTAAAAGAAAAGGAAAATACTCCTAAAGGATTATCAAAGGATCTGCGATATTGTTTTCAGAGCTCATACCGCAGAATGTCCGCTGTGCATGATAAAATCTTCCGTGATATCAACGCCCTTGACCTGCAGCCTTATTTAAATAATAAGAAGCTTTCCCACGCATCGCTGGAGCATGACCAGAACCTTCTCAATCAAATGTATAAGACCGGATTAAAATACAAAGCATGTTCGGAAAATATAGCAAAACTCCTAACCATCGGAAAAGAAGACGATGATGAGCCAGGGGTTCCGTTTACTGAAGATGAGCTTGCACGGTTCTGGAAAAATAAAGATATAAAAGGTATGGACTCCATCCTGATCCTCTGCTATTCTGGATGGCGCATCAACGAATTTTTAAAAATGCCTGTCACAATGGTAGATCTTGAAAATATGGTTTTTACCAGCGGTTCAAAAACTGATGCCGGCAAAAGGCGGCCCGTCCCCATACATCCAAAAATTCAGCCGCTTGTCCAGTCTCTGTATTCTCAAAGCACCACTTACCTATATCCATCAGTATCAGGAAAAAGAATGGGGTACAAAGAATATTCATCCATGTTTGCGGAAGCACTCGCCCAGATAGGAATATATGAGCACACACCTCATGACTGCCGGCACACCTTTGGCAGCTTGCTTAACAGATATGAAGCCAATGAGATATGTTCAAGAAAACTCCTTGGCCATGTTCCCAGAGACGCCCATGAACGCTATATCCATAAATCAATCGAAGATCTGCGTAAAGCTGTTTGTCTGATTCCATAGTGTTACTAATGCGTCATACTTATGTCACTAGTTGCAAAAAATCCATTGTTTTTCTAAAACCCCGTTTTTGCTGAAATACCCATTTTGTCCCACTCTCAACCACATCCAATTTCTTAGAGAATCGATTGAATTAAGAAAATCTTCATAATCTATTCAAACAATATACAAACTTTTCCTGAGGTCTTATGATATACTAATGACATAAGAAATGCACAAGAAACAATTATCCTTACATCCTTTTTGAAATCCGAAAATCCTAAGAAAAATCTCCCTGTGTCATGTGGCACAGGGATTTTTCTGTTGATTTGGGAAAGAATACACACAAAAGCCGTTGTAAAAAGGCAGTTAATCACCTTTTTACAACGGCTCTTTCTCATTCACATGGATTTTTCAATTTAAAGGTTTGTACCATATCCTTCAGGGTTTCAGCCTGCCGGTATAAATGGGAAGTAGCTGCAGTGCTCTCCTCAGACGCTGCTGAGTTGGCCTGCACCACTGAGGAAACCTGATTCAGCTCATCATTAATCCGGGAGATGCCCTGGGCCTGCTCTGACGATGCTCCGGCTATTTTCTCTGCCAGGTCTGCAACCTCCTCGATTCCTCCCACGATTTTATTAAAGGCATCTGCAGTGGTCTTTGCAATCCTGGTTCCGTACTCAGCCCTTTGTATGGAGCTTTCTATCATGTCCGTACTTTCCTTTGCAGCCTTTGCAGAACGGGCTGCCAGACTGCGCACCTCATCTGCCACAACCGCAAAACCCATTCCGTATTTGCCTGCCCTTGCAGCCTCTACGGAAGCGTTTAAAGACAGCATATTGGTCTGAAAAGCAATGTCCTCAATGGCCTTTATTACCTTTGAGATATTGGCTGAGGATACGTTGATCTCGTCCATGGCACGGAGCATTTCTTCCATGTGCTTGTTTCCTTCCACAGCCCCGTCCCTCACATCGTTGGCACATGTCCGGGCTGCTGCTGCATGGTCTGCGCTTAGGCGGATCTGGTTTTTTACCTCCTCCGCTGCTGCTGCCAGCTCCTCAAGAGAAGCCGCCTGACGGCTTGCTCCTTCTGAAAGGCGTACACTGGCTTCTGAAATCTGTCCTGCACCGCCCACTACCTGGCCTGATGCGCCGCAGATCTGGGACAGAACGCGGTTGTTTTTCTCCACAATCCGGCTTAAGGCAATGCCCAGAACATCTTTTTCTGAATTAACCCTTACATGAACCGTCAAATCCCCATTGGCGATTGCCTCGGCTGTCTGAGCCTGGTTTCTGGTGTTTTCCACCATTGTCTTAAAGGACTGCATCAGCTCCCCTACTTCATCAGTGGTAAGAACCTTTACATTTGCGCTGGCATCCCCCACAGATAACTGCTGCGCTATGTTGCTGAGTATCTTAAGAGGACGGACAATGCTCTTATTTAAGACCCTGCTCACAACTATGCTTACAACGAAAGATAAGACGGTCAAAAGCAGTATTGCGGCCGAAAAAAGCACAAAAAACCCTGATGAAACATTATCTTTAGAATATAACCCGTAAATAGCGAAGATACTTACCAGCGAAATCAAAGCCGTGGTGATATTCACTATCCTGAATCCCCTTGCTAATCTCTTACTAAGAGCAATTGAATTCTGTCTTTCCTGTTCTCCCAT